TCTCTGACGACATGGTGTGCGAGCGAATAGGTCACTTTGTCGAGACGCGAAAAAACATCGCTCGCGTGTCCTGCTATTGGATTGCCGGATTGCCCGGGGAAGCCGACGAAGACTGGGATTCCGCATGGGCCCTGTTTGAGCGTTTCGCCAAAGAGGAATGGAGCCGGCGTCTGGTTCTTTGCCCAATCCTTAATCCGTTGTCTCCGAAGCCGTTTACGAAACTGAAGGATGCGACAATCGACCTGGATGCCGACTATGGGCCACGCTGGCAAAAGCTACTCCGGCGCGATGGCGGACAATGGGGCTTTCGTGTAGTCGAAACGCTTGTCTGGGGGCCGCTCGAGCGCACGCTAGACGCCATCGTCCAACGTAGCGGGAGGCAGTTTGCCGGCATTGCCAAGCGGATGCCAAGCCGATTACTAAAAGGCTTGCCCCCGGTGCCGCAGAGGCGTGACACGTCGCGATGGATGATTCAGCTTACTGAAAGAAATGGTGTATCCAGGCGGCAACTGGAAACCGGGAAAGGCTGATGCCTAGAAAAAAACCACCAGCGAAAACCGCACTGAACCAAGAGCACGTCGAAAAGGCTACGACGCTGCTTCTGGCGTCCGATAGCCTCCACCAGGTTCGGCGGGCGTTGGTTGCCAACCTGAAGATAACGGACGCACAAGCAGACGAACTCATCAAGGAAGTCCGGCGAAGGCTGGCGTTGGCGGCCAAGGGCGACTTCATTCAGGAGCTTGGCCGTGGCGTCAAGCGGCTTAACGACCTATACCAGCGTTCAATAAAGGACGGCGACACACGCGCTGCTTTGGCTTGCCAGAAAGAACTAAACCGTCTGCTTGGCCTTGGGCCGAAGCGCGGCGATAGCACGGGCAGCGTATCAAGCGGTGAGCTTGAGGCGGCACGGGCTCAACTGCTACCGCTCAACCTGACCGCCAAAGATGCACCGCTTGCAGAGTTGTGTCGGTTGGCGGTGGCGAAGATCGTGGAATTGCAAACGACGCATGAAACGTGAGAAGACAACGCCGCAATACGAACGCCATAAAGAACGTGCCGCCGCACGGCAGGCGATGCTGTCGGCCGCCGGGCGTGAATTGGGCACGTTGCCGCCTGTTGCTGACCCGTGGCGTAAGGCTCGCGCGACGAGTGACCTGGAGTTTTTCTATCGCACGTACTTTCCGGCCACGTTCACGCTGCCATTCTCGGATGACCACCGCACGGTCATAGCGGCAATCAAAGCCACGGTGTCGCGCGGCGGGCTCAATGCCATTGCCATGCCGCGCGGTAGCGGCAAGACGACGCTGTGCGAGCTGGGTGCTCTCTGGTCGATTCTCGGTGGCCATCGGCATTACGTGTTTGTGATCGGTGCGGACGATGGCGCGAGTGAAACCGTACTGTCGAGCATCAAGACGGAGCTTGCCACGAATGCTCTACTGCTTGCCGATTGGCCGGAGGTGTGCTATCCGATTGTGGCCATGGAGGGCATCACGCAACGAGCCAACGGCCAGACGTACCAGGGACAGCGTACGGCGATTGTGTGGGCACGCAACAAGCTGGTATTCCCGACCATCCCGGGCAGCAAGGCATCCGGCTCCATCATCCAGACTGGCGGACTGACTGGCAGCCGTACCCGTGGTCCGCGACACAAGACGGAACACGGTCAGACGTTGCGGCCAGACCTTGCACTGGTGGACGATCCGCAGACCGACCAGTCGGCACGGTCACCAGAGCAGGTGGAAAAGCGGGAGCAGATTATTACCCGCTCGATTCTCGGCATGGCGGGGCCGGGCAAGAAGATGTCGGTGTTCTGTGCTTGCACCGTCATTCAACCGGAGGACCTCGCAGACCGCCTGCTTTCGCATTCCATCCATCCCGAATGGCAGGGACAGCGTACCAAGCTCTGCTATCAGGAGCCGACCGACCAAACGCTTTGGGCCCAATACGCCGAGCTGCGACGGCAAGGCATGGAGAGCGGGGATCGTGGCGCCATGGCCACGGAGTTTTACCGGGAGCATCAAGAGGTCATGGACGCTGACGCCAAGCCTGCCTGGCCGGAGCGGTTCAACGAGGATGAGTTGAGTGCGATTCAGCACATCATGAACCTGAAGATCGACAACCCGCTCGCCTACGCCAGCGAGTACCAGAACGACCCGGTACCCGACCAGAAGACGGCCGGGGCCATGCGGCGGGACCAGGTGTTGGCGAAACTCAACGGCGAGAAACGTGGCGTTGTGCCGCCTGTCAGTGAGTGCCTCGCGGCCATGATCGACGTGCATGACGACCTGCTGTATTGGGCCGTGTGTGCGTGGACGATGGATTTTTCGGGCAGCGTCATTGACTACGGCACGCTTCCTGAGCAGGGGGAGAACTACTTTGCCCTCCGGGACGCCAAGCGAACTCTGAAGCAGATTGCACCGCCCGAGGCCAAGAGCAAGCAGGCGGCCATCCTGGCGGGACTGGTCAACATTGGAAGCAGTCTGCTTGCCCGCAAGTACGCACGGCCAGACAAGAACACCATGCAGGTCGGGTGCCTCCTGATTGACGCCGGGTACATGCCGAAGATCGTTGACCAGGCGTTGACGCAACTTGCCCTCGTGCGGCCGGGTGTGGCATTTGCTTCGCGTGGCCATGCAATTAAGGCGGCCGACCGCCCTATGACGGAGTGGAAGTACAAGCCGGGTGACCGTCGCGGCCATTACTTCGGCGTCTTTCGCCGTGATCAGTTCCGGCATCGCGTGTTCGACATGGACGTCAACCAGTGGAAATCTCGCCTCCGTGACGGCATCGCGGCGGCACCGGGTGACCCATGCAGCATCGGCGTCTATGGTGCATCACCGCTCGGGCATCGCCTGTTTGCCGACCACCTGGCAGCCGAGTACCCGACCGAAACGCAGGGCCGTGGCCGTCGCGTCGAGGAGTGGGGCTTGCGGCCGGCGATGGATAACCACTGGATGGACTGCATGGTTGGCTGCATGGTGGGCGGCTCGTTCCTTGGAGCACGCATGGCCGGCATCGTGGAGACTGCACCGGCACGCAAGCGGGTGAAGTTGTCGGAGCTTCAACGGCAAAAGAGGGCGGGATGATGAGGCTCGAAAAACGCAACGGAATTGAATGCCCTCGGTGCGGATGCAAAGACGTGCCGGTACAGCGGACGGTACGCCAACCAATGGGCAAGACGTTGCGTTATCGAAAGTGCCGGCATTGCGGCCGGTCATTCGCTACGACTGAGCGGACGGTGGGAAGTATCTAAAGTTCCATATCTGGAACGACTTTCGACATTCCAGCCGAAACGCTTGCTATTCTCTTGCCGGTGCCAATCTCTGTGGCACAATGCAAGCAGACTTTTCGACCTCCCTCCTTTCGTTCCCTCCTCAGTTCATCCCCGGGTCGCGGATGTCGTTCGACGAAAACACCATTGCAGAAAATGCGGAAGGCCCCGCCGAGGCGGAAGACGACGCCGGCCGAGTCAAGCAGCATTCGCTGACTGACCAGATTGCCGCTGACGCCTACATCGCCAAGAAAACGGCCGCCGCATCGCGTTCTCTGCCGATTCGCATCGGACGCATCCGCCCGCCCGGGGCTGTCTAGTCCCGCCCATGCCCATCCTCGACCAGTACGGCCATCCGATTGCCACCCAGCGACGTTCGCACTTCCGCGAACTGTTGGCGAAGTATGACGCTGCGCAAACGACGGACGAGAACATGCGGCACTGGGAATGGGCCGACAACCTCTCTGCCGCCGCCGCCAACTCTGCCGAAGTGCGGAAGAAGCTGCGAGAGCGGAGCCGGTACGAAGTCGCCAATAACGGCTACGCGCGGTCCATGGTTGACGTGCTTGCGGCCGACACCATCGGGACCGGCCCCCGCGTGCAGATTCGCACGGGCAGCACGGACGCAGACGAACGCATCGAACACGAATGGAATCAGTGGTGCGGGGAAGTGCATCTTGCACAGAAGCTTCGCACGATGCGAAAGGCCAAGGCGGTTGAGGGGGAGGCCGTTGCCAGGCTGTCGTTCCGCGAGCAGTTGCCGACGCCAGTAAAGCTGTTCGTCCGGCCGGTCGAAGCCGACCAACTCACAACCCCACACCTCATTCCGTGGCGTGACAATGAACTCGATGGCGTCGAGCTTGACGATGACGGTGAGCCGCTGGCGTACTGGCTTCTCAAGCGCCATCCTGGCGATACGTCGTTTTGGGGCGATAGTCTCAAAGCGGAACGGTACAACCCGAGCAGCATCGTGCATCTGTTTCGAGCCGACCGTCCCGGGCAGTATCGCGGAATCCCTGAACTCACGCCGGCCCTTCGGCTGTTCTCGCAACTCCGCCGCTACACGCTCGCGGTCCTTGCCGCCGCCGAGACGGCCGCAGACTTCGCGGCGGTCATCCAGACCAGCAATCCACCAGGCACGGACGGACTAGGGCCGGATGATTCCGGTGGTGTTTCCGCAGAGGCCCTCGATACGTTCGAGCTGGCCCAGCGAATGGTGACCGTGCTGCCGGATGGTTACAGCCTGGGGCAGATCAAGGCCGAACAGCCAACCACGACGTATGGCGAGTTTAAGCGGGAAATCCTCGCGGAAGCATTTGCCGCGTTGTGTATGCCGTACAACGTCGGGGCTCATGACTCGGCCGGCAGCAACTTTGCCAGTTCCAAGCTCGACCGAATCACGTACTCGCGCGTCATCGGCATCGAGCAATCGGAATGGGCAAACCGTTGTGTCTTGTTCCTGTTCGGTGCGTGGTACGACGAAGCCGCACTCATCCCCGGCTACCTGCCTGACGGCGTGCCGCCAATGTCGCAATGGAAGATCGTCGTGCATTGGGATTACCTCGATGACGTCGAGCCGGCCAAGGCAGCCACCGCACACCGGACAGAGATCGAATCGTTCCAGCGGTCGCTGCCGGCCATCTACGCCCGCCGTGGCGAAGACTGGGAAACCGAGGCGGCACGCAACGCGGACGCTCTTGGATTGACCCTGGACGAGTACAAGGCGTTGGTAGTGCAGAAGTTGTTCAAACAGCCGGCACAAGCCAGCCAACCGCAGGAGGTAGAAGATGCCGCGTAAGAAGCTCCCAAACCGCATTCCCGAGCCGCGAAGTCTGTCCCTCCAGTGTGAGGCGCAGCTCGACTTTACGGCCGCAGAGGATGACGGCGAAAAGCTGCCGACGTTCAAAGGCACCGCCTACACTGGCGGCACGATGAACGCGGCTTATTCATACTACCCCGTGGCCGTCGACATGAGCGGCGTCAAGGCGAGCAACGAGTCTCGGCCCGTGCTTCTCGGTCACGATCCCGCAGCAATCGTCGGACACACCACGGAGGTGAAGGTCGGCGACAAGATTCAAATGGCCGGCGTTCTGTCCGGCGTTGGGCCGGCTGCCACCGAAGTTACCGGCACGGCTCGCAACGGCTTTCCCTGGAAGCTGTCCGTCGGCATGCACGTTATCGAGCGTGAGTTTGTCGGCGAGAAAGACGTGGCCACGTTCAACGGCCGCAAGTTCAAAGGGCCGCTCGTTGTGGTCCGTAAAGCGGAACTCCGCGAAATCAGCTTTGTCCCCATTGCGGCGGATGACAAGACATCGGTTCGCATCGCCGCGCAACACAAGGAGCATAATATGCCCACGTTTTCCGATTGGCTGGAAGCCAAGGGATTCGACCCCGAGGCCCTGACCGACATTCAGCGCGAGACGCTGCAAGCACAGTACGACGTCGAGCACAAGCAGAAGCCGGAAGTGCCGGTTGCAGCTCCGGTGCTCAATGCCGCCGCACCCGCCAACACCCCCGACCCCATTGTCGCCATCCGCGAAGCCGCGGCTGCCGAGCAGGTCCGCATTCAGCAGATCACCCGCATTTGTGCTGGTGGCCATGCCGACCTGTGCGCCGCCGCCATCCGCGACGGACGCGACCCCCGCGATGTCGAACTGGAAGTGCTCCGCGCGAGCCGCCAACCGACCAGGACGGAAGACGCCAACGTACCCGGCAACGTGCTGGAATGTGCGTTCTCGCGTGCAGTCGGTCTGTCCCGCGAGACGGTCGAGGCCAGCTATAACGACCAGACGCTGAGTGCTGCCGACCGGCTGCGAGGGTTTGGGCTGCAAGGCTTGCTCATTGCCTCCGCGCGGCAGAACGGCTACGTCGGCCGCGTTGATAGCGGAGCGTTCCGCTCGTCGAGCGATTGCCGCGAGATTTTGCGGGCATCGTTCTCGCAGGCATTGGTGTCCAATATCCTGAGCAACGTCGCCAACAAGACGATCCTCGAGGCGTTCAATCACGTCGAATCGGCCTGGAGCCAGATTGCCAAGATCGGCACCGTCTCGGACTTCAAGACGCACACCCGCGTTCGACTGACCGGCGATGCGACGTATGAGGAACTGAGCGAGACTGGCGAGATTCGTCACGGCAAGCTGGGCGACGAAACGCTTACCATCTCGGCGAAGACATACGCCAAGATGCTCGCCTTGACCCGCAACGACATCATCAACGATGACCTCGGCGCATTGGCCGGCGCTCAGGTGAAGTTGGGGCGCGGTGCCGCCATGAAGATCAACAATGTCTTCTGGACGGCGTTTTTGGCGAACAGTGATTTCTTCACCACGGCTCGCGGCAACCTCGTTGAGGGAACCGCCTACGCTCTGGACGCCGCCGATCCGGTTGCGGCCCTGGCGAAGGTGGAACAAGCCTTCCTCGACCAGACCGACCCCGACGGCGACCCGGTTTCGGTCATGCCGCAGATTCTGCTCACCCCGACCGCCCTCTCTGCTCACGCCCGCGAGCTGATGCAGAGCACGTTCATCACGACCGGCGGCGCGTCGACCAAGACGAAGCAAGGCACGTCGAACATTTACGCCGGCCGCTTCACGCCGGTCATGAGTGCCTACCTTGGCAACTCGGCCTACACCGGGTACTCGGCCACGGCGTGGTACTTGCTTGCCGACCCGAACGACATGCCGGTCATCGAGATTGTGTTCCTCGACGGCCAGCAAGCCCCGACGGTCGAGAGTGCCGACGTCGACTTCAACAAGCTCGGAATCCAGATGCGTGGCTTCCACGACTTCGGTGTCGCGCTCATGGAGTACCGCGGCGGAGTCAAGGCAACCGGTTTGGTTGCCGCGTCGTAGTCCAACCCACCACACCACCCGCCTTTACTTTTCCTACCTGATTCAAACGCTCATCACATAGGAGCTTTTCCAATGGCACAAGATGCCCAAGCAAGGTTTATCAGCGGCAACGCGATCAACATGGTCGACGTGCCGGCCAACGCCTCGACCACGATGTCGCAGGGTGACGTCGTGACGATTGGCGAAATCGTCGTGATTGCACTCCGTGCGTCCACGTCCGGTACTCAGGCGTCGTACGCTCGCAAGGGCGTGTATGACGTCGTGAAGGCCAATGGAGCCATTACCGCCGGAGCCAAGGTCTACTGGGATGCCGACGGCAACCCGCAAGGCGGTACGGCTGGCACCGGGGCCGCAACGACCAGCACCAGCGGCAACAAAATGATGGGCTACGCGACCGAGGCCGCTGCCGAGACGGCAGAGGTTGTGCGTGTCGTGCTCGCTTCCATCTAGGAGCCGCCATGTTGCTCGATGCCGCCGAATGGCTGGCCCGCAAGCGCCGCCGCATGGCTGGGTTATCCGCGGTCTATAGCCGTGGCTCTGACGCGGTACAGCTTACGGCGGCGCCGGGCCGGACGAAATACGAGACGGTCGACCAGGAGGGCGCGACCGTCGCCGCGAGTCAGGACGATTGGCTCGTGACGGCTGCCGAGTTGGTGCTCGCCGGGGTACGGACGGAACCGGCCCGCGGCGACACCATCGAGATTACACGACGCGATGGCAGCCAGCAAACCTACGAAGTTATGCCGATCACGGACGGCGGCGAATGCTTTTCCCTGGACCCCCACAGAGTCACCTACCGCATCCATTCGCGGCTTACTACCGAGGCATAACACGTGGCTGATGCACCTCTCGACCTTCTGCTCGATGCCGTTGCCGCAAGTTTGAACGCGGCAACGCTGTCCGTCGACCTGACGGCAGAGGTTACGTATCGGCCGCTGGTCGCACTCAAGGGGCTGAGCACCGCAAAGCTGTGGGTGACCCCCGCCGGCCGCACGTCGGAGATGTCGACGCGAACGCAGGACGAGGACCGATGGACGGTGTTCGTTGCGATTCAGCAAAAGGTCGACGTCTCGACCAGGGCCACCATGAAAGCCATGAACACGCTCGCAAATGAGGTGTGGGAGCATTTGCGGCGGCGAGACATGACCGTAAGCGGCAAGCGGTACGCATGGCAACAGAGCGCTACCGTGCAGGGTGGCGATGCTGGCTACGTGCCGGAACACGTCGAGACGTTGCGTGCGTTTACCTCGGTCATCCAGATCACTTACATGGCGATGGGGTGACGCATGATCGGGATGAACACACACGTACTCTGGCGGCTCGATTCCATCCAGGCGAAACGACTGATTGCGCCGGCAAGGCGCCGCTACCTGAATCGGGCCGGGGCCATCCTTCGCAAGATGGCTCGCGGCTCGATCAAACGGAAGGGCATCGCAAGGAAGCCGCCCAAGCAATTCACGAGCAAGGGCAAACTCAGCGAGGCATGGCTGAAGTGGAAAGAGGAAGTGCGGCGGCGGCACGCGGCACCGCCCAACAGCCCGATCTACACGCACACCGGAGCCGCAAAAAACGCCATTCAGTACGGGTACGATCCCAACGCCGAATCGGTTGTAGTCGGCTTTTCCGCTACTGGCTTCGACCAGGTTGGAGAGCTTCACGAATACGGCGGTCGCCGATTCGGACGCCGCTATCCAAAGCGACCAACCATGCAACCCGCCCTCGCCAACGTCCAACCCAAGCTGCCGAAGCTCTGGGCCGACAGCATCAAGTAATCCCACCTCACTTTTCTCGCACAAAACAACTCATCAATCAAGGAGCCAATCATGGCAGCAGGCGACGTTCAAATTGGCCTCGACGGCAAGTTTTACTACGGCACGGCCGGCAGCACGGCCGCGACCGAAGCCAAGAACATGGAAGACGTGGCCGTCAATCTTTCGTCCACGGAAGTTGACATCACGCGGCGAGGGTCCACCTGGGAAGTGTCGAAGACGATTCTTCTCAGCGGCGAAGTGACCGGCACGCTTCAGAAGCGTGAGGGCGATGCGTTCATGGCGACGGTTGAGGCGGCCTACCTCAACAAAACCCGCATCGCCATCTACGCCAAGAGCGGCACGAGCGGCAAGGGGCTCAATGCGGACGTGTACGTCACGCAGATGAATGACAACCAACCGCTCAAGGACAAGCAGACGTACGAGCTGACGTTCAAGATCACGGACGAACTGCGCACTCCGACATTCGCCTAGTCCGCATCGCGTCCGCTCATCAATCGCAATACAAGGAGCTTTTATTATGTCCCAAATGGCAATTCTCAATTTCAGTATCGCCGGTAAGTCGGTCATCGGAAACGTCACGAAGGACGGATCCGGCGAAATCGGCCACGTGCTTTCATTGGCGGCGGCGGAAGCCGGCACGCTCACGACTCGCACGAGTGCCAGTGTCGGCACAATCACGATGGGCAGCGAATCGCACACCATTGAGACGGGCGACACGATCGACATTTTCTGGACCGGCGGTTTCCGTTACGGCGTGACGGTTGGCACGGTATCGACAACCTCGGTGCCGTTCACTGGCGGCTCCGGCGATGACCTTCCCGCAGCCGAAACCACGGTAACCGTAACGCAAAAGACGGTCATCGACACGGACGTCAACGGCAACAAGATCGAGATGTTCGCGGCCGTCAACTCCGCACGCGGTCACATCATTTGGATGGATTCCAACGGTGTCGAAACGCACGAGGCGGAACTGCTTGCCGCCGAGCCGCATTTCTTCGTCGCGGACTCCGGCCAGACTAACCCGCTCGCCGACGCCGGCATCGACGCCGTGCATGTAAGCCAGGCGAGCAGCGCGGCAGTTTCCACCTTCACCCTTGGCATTGCCTACAACTCGGACGAATGACATGCACAGCTTCAAGGACAAAGAGGGTCGTGAATGGCGGCTTAGTCTGAACTTCCGCACGCTGGAACGCTTGCGAGACGAAGGTATCGACCTGACCGACCCGAAGACGGTGCTTGCGTTGGGTGACGATCCGTATCGACTTGGCATGACGCTATGGACCCTTGCTCAATCGCAGGCAGAAACGGCTGGTGTATCGCCCGACGCATTTGCGGAAGCGACTGCCGACGGTGACGTTATCGAGGCGGCCGTCATGGCACTGGTCGAGGAGCTTGTGTCTTTTACCCGGCCCGCTCGCCGAGACGCGCTGCGAAAAGCGATGGCGGCGAAGCGGGCGCTGGAGGAGAGGACGCTGGCAACGGCGGTGGAGATGATGGACTCGGAGGCGATGACGCAGCGGATGGACGAAGTGACAAGCAAGCTGCGAGCCGAGTTTGCGTCTTCTCTCTCGGCTACGAACTCGCCGGCATCGTCGGAGTAGACCCGGGGCCGCTGACGCTCCGGCAACTGGATGGCATGGCACGCGGCCGGCTGCAATCGGCATGGCTAAGGACGGGCAGCGTTATGGCACTTCTGGCGAACATCAACCGGGATCCGAAGCAGCGACGAAAGCCGTTCGACGCGACCGACTTCATGCCGCCGGACCTCGTGCCGGACATGCCGCGACGTCGAAGGCCGAAAGAAGACCCGGCCAAGGTAAAGATTCTCGAAACCATCTTCCCGGCGAAATGACATGGCGAGTACATCAGGTGCAATTCGAGCCGGCCGGGCATTCGTGGAGTTGTTTGCCGACGACTCCAAACTGCAACGCGGCTTGAAACGCGCGAGCCGGTCGCTCAAGACATGGGGCGCATCCGCCATGCGAATCGGTGCCGCCATGACTGCCGCATCAACCGCCATGCTCGCTCCGGTCGCAATGGCTACTCGGACCTTCATGGGGTTCGAGGATCAAATGAAGGCCGTGCAGGCGGTGACTGGTGCCACTGGCGACCAGTTCGAAAGGCTCTACGAGAAGGCCAAGGAGCTCGGCCGCACAACCAGCTTCACGGCGGCAGAGGTGGCAGCCGGAATGTTGAACCTCGCACGGGCTGGCTTCTCGACTTCGGAGATCAATGCCGCCATCGCCGGAATGCTGAACCTCGCACGGGCAACCGGGACGGACCTCGCGCAAGCCACGGAGATTGCCGCCGGTACGCTGCGGGCATTCAACCTCGCAGCCGGTGACTCCACCAGGGTTGCCGACGTGCTGGTTGCGACCGCCAACAATTCGGCTCAGACCCTCGAAGAGTTGGGCGAGTCCATGACCTACGCCGCGCCGATCGCGCACGAGTACGGTCTGACCCTGGAGGAAACCGCCAAAGCTCTCGGCGTGATGGCGAACATGCAGATCAAAGGGTCCATGGCCGGAACGTCCATGCGGCAAGCCATGCTAAGGCTTGCGGACCCGAAGGTACAGAAGCAGATCGAGGCATTGGGCGTAAGCGTTACAGACCTATCCGGCAACATGCGGACGGACTTCGGCACGATGATGCTGGAACTCGGGCAGGCTATGAAGGGCATGACCAGCGGGCAACGGCTCTCGCTGATAAAAGACCTGTTCGACCAGCGGGCCGCTGCCGGAATGGCAAAGTTGGCGACGTCCGACTTCCCGGCGTTGGCGGCTGCCATCGACAACGCTGGAGGCGTGGCGGCAAAGACTGCCGCGACGATGGATAGCGGCATAGGCGGTGCATTCCGCCGGCTGATGTCGGCCGTGGAGGGCGTGCAGATTGCGTTGGGCGAAGCGTTGGCCCCGGCGCTGAGTGGCATCGCCGAGCTGGTGACGACGCTCTCGACCGCATTTACCAAGTGGATTGACGGCAGCCGCGGTGTCGCTATCATGGCCGTGCAAATTGCCGTTGGCATCGGGGTTGCCGGTATTGCAATTACTGGTCTTGGACTCGCACTCTACACGGCAGGCATTGCACTTGGGGCTATTGCGTCGGTTGTCGGCGCCGTGGCTTCTGCATTCCTCGCCATCCTTTCTCCGGTCGGCCTCGTGATTGCGGCTGTGGCCGGATTGGGAGGCTACCTCGTTTATGCGTCCGGCATCGGAGGTAAAGCCGTGACGTGGCTGTCGGAGCAGTTTGAATGGCTTTCCGGCGTGGTCGGCAAAACCATGCATGGCATTCAGGCAGCCATCGCGGCCGGCGACCTTGGCCTGGCATTCGAGGTCGCATGGTCGGGCGTGCTGGTTGTGTTCCACACGTACACGCAAAAGCTCAAGGACGCATGGTCAGATGCCAAGTGGTGGTTTATGTCGGTGTGGGACGAAGCGACTTACAACATCTCGGCCGGCTGGATCAAGATGGTTTCGCTTCTCGAATCGGTGTGGCTGAATGCCATGAACCGGATTGATTCCATTTGGACCAGCACACAGGCAGGGCTTGCCGAAGGGTTTGCGTGGATTATCGCCAAGGCCCAAGGCATTGAGGATGTCGAGGGCGTCATGGCAATGGCACGCCAAGACATTGAGGGCCAGGGCAAGAGGCGGCAAGCCGGCCGCACAAGCAGGCTCGGCGAGATTGAACGTGAACGCGAGGGAGCACTTGCTGCAAATGCCTCCATGCGTGAGGAGTCGCAGCGACAACGACAGCGCGAGTACGCAGCGGCTATTCAGGGTGCTCAGAAAGACCTTGACTCCGCCACCCGCCGATGGGAAGAGGCAACCGGACGCGCCGCAGAGGCTCGCGAGAACGTGGAGCAAGCCGCCGCTCCGACGCTGGAGGAACGTCTTGCGGAGCTTGGGGCCACCATGACCGGCAAGGGCGGCTGGGGCGACGGCAAAGCCTCCGGCACCTTCTCCGCCGCCGCCGCCATGGCCATGGGTCGCGGAACCGGGCAGGACCCCGCACTGCAAAAACTTGACAAGCAGATTGAACTGCTCCAGAAAATGGGCGCCGCGATTGCACGCGGCGTGGTGGTACTCGACTAATGCCAAGCATTTACGAACGACACAAGAGCCGCGATGGCACGATGGGCCCGGACCCAAAGGGCGTCCGCAACTACGTGATTGACGGCACGGACGAAGAGAGCACCGTGCAGGCGTTGGTAAACGCCATCGTTCCTGGCACCTGGGGCAACCTCTACAAGCAGACGGCGGAACTCTCGCACCAGGGCGGCGGCGTGTGGCATGTAGCGGTACAGTACGGGCCGCGAAACAAGCAGAGCGGCGAGTCGGAATGGTCTTTCAACATCGGCACGACGCAGATACACACGACGCACAGCCTGGAGACTGTCGAGAGCTACATTCCGTCCGGTGGCAGTGAGGTTGACTACGAGCAGGCAATCAACGTGGTCGGCAAAGAGGGCGAGATTGAAATTGAAGGCGTCGATATTCCTTCGGCCGACCTGACCTGGCAAGAGACGTTGTACCTGCCACTTGCTCAGTTTACGTCGGCGTATCTGGCAATACTCTACAACGCGGTTGGCAAAACGAACTCTTCCACGTTCCGCATCTTCGGTGCTCAGGAGGTGCTTTTGCAAGGCATCTCAGGCCGCCCGGCCGGCGATACCGTCGCTCTCACGTTTCAATGGGCCGCATCGCCGAGCAAAAGCGGCCTGACCATCGGCACAATTACGGGCATCGCCAAGAAAGGCTGGGAGTACCTCTGGGTCCGGACGGAAGAAACGGACGGCGTACCGGAGGCCGTGCAGGTGAACGTAGAAAAGGTAATCGACACGTGCGATTTCGCAACCCTAGGCATTCCGGACCCGTTCAACTAACATGGCCGACGACCCACTAGCTCCGATTCAGCCGGGCGATGACGTTCGCAAGATTTTCTCTGCCAGCCGACAGAATGCGCTGGCGGATGCCGCGCGGATTGTGCGGGGGAGCCTGCCAGTGCGGTGGGCGAGGAAGAGGAATCGGAAGCATGCGAAGCCGGGCGACCCCACCAAACTCTTCGAACTCAAGACCGCCCTCACCCCCGGGGGCACGGCAGACGCTTACCCGCTGGACGACGAGGGCGAACCCATCACTGATGACTCCGATGTTGTGTTCGAGGTCGAAGACGTTCGAGGGATTTATCGTGGGAGGGCAAAGGATGCGTACTCTTCACCGCATGACCAGGGTTCCCGTGGTGAAGCGAGACTGCGTAACGGTGTCTGGGAGATTACGTACTTGACGCCCCACGCTTTGGCAATCCGTGGGCAGTTGACGGATGACCTAGCTGACACAGACAGTACATTTGATATTGATAATGTTATCATTCTGCAGCCAGAGGGTTCAATCATTGTAGACCATGACCCTGCTGATGCCACTACTGTGAATAATACGTTCGCGCATGAAGGTGATAACAACGGTATCGCAAGAGCCGATTGGAACCAATCAACAGGTGAATGGGATAGTCTACAAACAGCATGTAAGGCGGAATCCTAATGCCAGCGTACCCTTGCTGTTGTAAAAAAGAAGCTCCATGCCTTGATACGTGTTGTCGAGTCACATTGTCTGACGTTGACTATTCTGTGGAAGTCGGCAACGAAACACCGCCTATCTGGGTGACAGACCATGAATGGGAACTTCCAGCTGGAACATCGCCAATACCATATTATTTTGATTGTTATTGGAGCCGTTTCATTTCCGATGAAATTTCACAAGATTGTATAGTGCAGGAAGGTGTGCTTTCCATTCAATATCTCGTGCAGCGGTACCACGTCGGGGATGTCTACACACTGACGCTGACAATCACCATCAATTTCAGTTCAACTAGCGGATATGCTCGTATAATTGTATTTTCAAAGGACTATGATGAAGACCCGATTGGCCCCGACAGTGCTATTAAGTTAGGCACAACGCGAGTGCTAGACTTCGTTAGCGAAACACTGCCTTCTCCTGCGTATCCAGACTATGGCGGGGCCTCCGTGATTGGTCCCCCCGATTTCTCGGGAGCCACTGCAACCTTAGTGTTTGGTAAGAAGGCCGATTGTGACAACCCCTTCCCATGTGATTTATACTTTCCATATTGCCCACCAGGGGAAGCCCCCTGGGGCTTTGAAATAAACATTTCAGGTGAGTGGGATGGTGCAGCCATCGACGAGACTTTCATAATCAATGGTCTCGATGGTCGATCTGCCGGGTTATTAGGTGCATATCGGTACAGGCGTTCCTATGGCCAAGTAGGTGCTATTCACCCGGCGTTCAATTCTCCCCGTATGGCTTTGAGCACAGACTTAGTGGGTAACACGAACTGGTATTTGATGATGTATGCAGGGTCAATGTGGACAGGGGCACCATTTTCATACGGCGAGGGTGTAGTATCGCAAGGCTGTGATATAACTGGGACACACACACTAGAGAATTGGACACCAAGTTATTGGTGGTTGGACTATTACCCAGAGGTAGAAGATTGGGTGATAACTGTGACACCAGTCGGTGCGTTTGGCGTATCCCAGTCATTTAGTACGCTACAGGGTAAGTCATCCCTTGTCGCCAAGGGCGGCTTGCCTGTCTACACTTGGGCCGAACTCACTGGCAAGTCATCCCTTGCCGTAGTCGGCGGAACTACGAATCTAGCCAGTGGACATGTCACCGGCAAATCATCCCTGAACGCAATGGGCGGACCCCCGCCAGAATAGGAGCCAATCATGTACTATACTACCTTAGCTAAAAACACAATGCTGAATGCATTGACCATTAACCGCCTAAGCCTTCACACTGGGAACCCTGGGGCAGACGGAACGGCCAACGTGTACAGCGGCGGAGGCTACACATATCAAGCCGCGACCTTCGCAACTGCTGCCGACGGTAAACGAGAGTTGAGTTCAGCGGTCGTTTTCCAAGGCGTACCAGAGGCGACCGTATCTTGGGTCGGCTTCTGGAATAGTAGCACGTTCCGAGGGGCCGCAGAACTGGACGCCGGTGGTGACAACGCCTTCGACGCGGCCACCGGACTTTTGGCGTTACTGCCCGAAGACACCTATTACGCCATTGACGAGTGTGCCTGATGCAATGTGCCTTCGAGCAACGTGGCAACTTCTGGCTCTGTCCGCAGTGCGGCATCGTTGTGCCGCGACGTGGTGAGAAGCCGCCATGCTCGACGTGTGCCGGGCAGTGGCGGAAACGCAAGGCACCGAAGCCGCCGCAACCAACCCGCCGTGAACAACTGCTACACCGCAACGCGATTGTGAACGACCCGCCACGGGCCGAACTGGAACGCAGGCTCGACATTTGCGAGGCGTGCGAACTGTATGCGGATTACGAGTGCGTTCGCGGGGGCAGCCCGTGTAGGCGTGAAGACAGGTGGCAGGAGCGGGTACTGCTGGGCTCGTGTGAGAGGCTACGCCAATGACAGCCAAACGCGACATCACCACCACGACTCCGTTCCCTAGCCGACACCATGCAGGCGTTGGCCAGCAATAGCTACCGCACAGGTGGCATTCTATCGGCGATTCTCGCCAAGCACCCCCCAACCTAGCCACGCCGCAAAATAATCTTGTGGTTTTCCACATTCCGAGTGGAATTCTGGTGGTATGGCGTTGACAGGTACCGAATAGACGGTATAATAGAGGCAGTGAGGGAGTGAACGACAACCAACCACGAACCGGAGAGAGATGATGAAAAGTTACACGTACAAGACCGACAGTGAATCTGGCGCGATCATTGCTCGCACGCTACAGGACGCCATGGACATCGTTCGGCCCAGCGCAGCCGCGATTGCCGATGGCGCGTGGGCATGGGTCGAAAATGAGGACGGCGAGCGGCTCGCCGTCGGCGAAGAGAACATGGCCTGACTAACCACGCCCGGCAACGGGCACAACCACAAACGGGAGAGAATCATGCGAAAACAAGAGATCAACGACCAGATGATTGCCGTGGCGCGCGCCGCCGCCGAGAGCCACGGTGGTACATTCCAACACGACCGAGGAGTGAGTGCGTTCGGCTGGCCCACAATCGGTGTTTTCAATGCACACGGCCGCCGGTGTGCAACCGTGTGCGTTGATGCCAACGGCCAGAACCCGCAAGTCCGCACCGTCCAAAACGCAGACGGTACGCCGGTTGAATGACACCACCCCGCCCGCCCGGTGCGCAACCGGGCCTCTCCCTGCCCCGTGAGGTACGGGGTGAGGAGAGTGAAACCAATCACCACTATTACGGAGGATGAGAGATGCGATGCACAAAATGTGGAACCGACCTTGGACAGATCACGAGCGGCATCCCCGTTACAACCAACAGCCATGTCCACTATGAATTTGGCCGCACCACGGTCCGCTGGACGCAAGGCGGACCCAAAGAGTGCAATCCGCTCTGCGACGCCTGCGCGGAGTCTGGCTTGTCGCCAGAAGAGAAATCGCTGCGGAACCGCTGCGAACGCGACTTCCAGGCTGGCATTGAGCGGCAGCTTGACGGCAATGCCTAACCCCCACCATCCAACCCGCCGTGAGTGCGACACGGCCGAAAGGAACCCATGAACCGAACCAAACAACTCCGCCTAGCCCGCGGCCTCACCCAGGTCGAAGCCGCCGAACTCGCCGGAATCGAACAGAAACGCTGGAGCGAAGTCGAACGCCGCGAATCGCTCGGCGACACCAGCTACCGCACGATCGTCGCAGTGGCGGGGGCGTTGGGTGTGGAGCCGAGCGAATTGACGGCTGGAAACAAGACGCGACGAAAGCGAAACACGC